AGATAACGCAGGGTCTGGTTTGTGACACTTGTGAGATGTTTATTCTCAAGATAGGTCAAAGCTAAGAGGGTGTAGTTCCCGCTCGCAAGTTCGTCCTTCAGCCCATCTCTATAAGTGAAATTGGGCCTGACAGTTCTTTCAACATTTGCCATCAATGTCGTTGTTACGCGATCAAATGCCCTTTGCCAGTGCTTGAGTCTGTCAACGTCAACAGACACCCATTTGCTCTCCCAATGATCTCCAACAGGATACCACTCCTTTGATAGTCCACCAGTTAGTGGCTGTGTTAGAGATATTATTTTAATAAATTCTGTGTTATGCTCTGTTCTCAACTGAGCCCCTGGTGCAACAAGAAAGTAGACATCACGAATCCCACTGTAACCAAGTACGTACTGGCCTGAAGAACGACGCCTCATGCTGTTTAGGACAATTTCATTGGATATGCACTGGTAGAACATCAACATCTTACTTGTTGGGTGTTCAAGAATTCTTTCAGTTGACTTTTCAAGTTCAATGGAAAGAGTCAATCCTGTCACTGACAAATCAGGGAAATCTATCTCCTTGAGCTCACCAGAGTTCTTATTGTCCTCAATATCCGAAATGAACTCCTGCAAGACTCTCGAGTGGTCTGGACTCACCCCTATATGTTTTGGAATTTCACGTTCTGGTTTTAGCCCATTCCTCTTGAGATAAGCTTTCCTACCTGGCCCTTCAAGCTGCTCTTCTACTTGAATGGCAGGTGGCAAATTTAGCCGTATAATTCTGTCTTCTTCCTCTGGTTTAGTCAAAAACAGTGCTTGTTTCACAAAGTCCAAATAACCACCAGAGCACCTAGTTGTTCTAAGGATGTTGCATGACTCCTCGAATGATTTGGGCTCTTCAATTGCAGTCCTGGGCATGCCCAATTGAAGAATCTTTGGAAGTTTCTTTGTTGTTGGTTTAGAGTCGAATAAGGCTTTAAATTCCGCTTGCATAGTCACTGGTTCGACTGGCCTAGGTTCAGGAAATGGCCTCTTGTGTGGCTTGTTATTAATGATGCAGGTAGCCATCCTTTCGATGTACTCCTCATCAGTGAGCATGTCTTTGCCGGGTCCTTCCATTGCCATATTTACATAATCAACGGGAACAGTCACATTCGTTGCTTGCCTCACTTGATCAACTATGGTTGGTGATTCTAAGGAATACTGCAACCTACTCAGGTTATATTTCCCCAACTCACTTTTCCTGACATTGCCAAATTTTGGGTTAGAATGTATAAGCCTCATGCTTGTTAGGAAATCTCGCAGGATTGTCTTGAACATCTCAGAGATTGCAGAAAAGGATTCTTCCCACTCCGGATCTGTTAGGTCAAAAGTGATGACATCCAACCTCGCTCGGAATCCATTGGCTTGTAGAAACTTCATCAGTTCCTTATACCGCTCCTTCTTCTGATTAATTGCAAATGTTGGGTTATATGTGAATGTCACCTCACCAAGATGCAGTTCATCCTCACGAATTGAGAACAAATCAGGCTGCTGCTTTGTTAGCCGAACATCCATTGTGCTTAATCCTATTTCTTGTAATCTGAAAGGTTGGAACCTGAAAGTGCCATTATCGATTAGAGCATGACAGAGAATGTCATGCATGTACCTCCTGAACTGCCAATACTGACCTTCTGACTCTGGCATGTATGATTCAGGTGGCATTAGCCCTGAAGCTAAGGAGTCCAAAGATTTGCTGGCTCCTAAGGTCTCTGTCACACTTCTTGCCACGGCGGCACGATTCATGAATGTTGTTGTCATTATGTTTTGCGTTAATATGGG